CACGCTTGACCTGTGGGTTACCTAGGTAGCCCATCTCGGCATTTTTAAGGTGCATTTGTGACATTCTTTTCGAGGGTCTGAGCAATTAGATGTTTTTGCAAATCTGTAACCGAACCAAGGAACACATTGTTGTTTGTAACGCTACCAGTCGGACCGACCTGTGCTTCACTCTTTTCTTTCTTCTTAACTTCCTTCTTTTGCTTCTGGAGTGCCATGAGTTTGTCTGTCATGTCGGAAGTGTTCTTGAGCATGTTACTCAGCACTTCAAATGCACGGGGATGCTCCGACTGTAAGGCAAGTTCCATCATACCGTCAATCGCCTTATTTGACTTATCCACGAGTTCCTTATAGGTCTCACGTGAGAAATTATAGTCGTCCTCAATCTCCCTATCCTGTTTTACCTCAGGTGTAATAGGAGCAACGGGAACAGCCGGTAGGTTTTGTTCCAAGTTTTTTAAGAGTTCTTCGCTTTTGCTCATAATAAAATGGATTGTTTAGGGTTGTGGATCGTTGAATCCAAAATCCGTAATTGTCTGAACTATAGTATAGTTATCCGGTGTATCCTCGATTGAACCCACGGTAGTGTGGATATTCACATCAACCTTATTATTCTGATTTGTAAGAAGGTTCACATCCGACACCTTAATGATTGCCTTATTCGAGACGGGTCCATAGAAACGGATGCGTGTCTCAAAGTCCAAAGTATAAATGATTGCTCTGCGTTCGGTAAAGTTACCTTCGTAACTATCTTCCATGTTTACCGTTGTGAGTACAAATGGAAGGTCGGTAGTAAGATTCACCGAATCTAGCTCCTTGATTGTAACAGTATATTCTGGCTGGAAATAAGGAAGAATTTGTTCCAGGACCTGAAGCGCATCGTCCTGATTCTTTGCCATAATAGAAAGTTGGAAGTTCATTCTATATGGAGCAAACGTCCGAACAATATGTTTTGTTGCGGTATCACCCGAATCAATTGAAGCTACAACATTATTGCGATTAATCTTTGTCGTCGCATCATATACGATGTTGGTAATTTCAAACGACATACGCGGTAGCTTCATCGCAATTTTATTGCCCTGAAGGTCCTTCTGTTCGTCAAGACGCTGAAGGAACTTGGCTTTCGGACCATATGAAAGCGGAACACGTACCGAATGTACTACGTGACCGGTTTGGTCTTTGCGTACTACATTGATATTATTGAAGAGTGTTCCGAAGACCGAAACAACTCTACGAATATGGGAATGGTAAAAGTGTCCGCTTGTCATAGATTAAAGAGCGGCAATTTTTGTTTTAAAGTCGGCAAAATCTGTACTATCTGAAACCAATGTTTTTAATCCGGATATGCTAATGAATTGGGATTCGCCAGTGCTGTCTAAGATGTCACCGGCGGCAGGTAATGTTAAATCACCATTGGTATCAAATCTCCAATTTTTAGTATTTGTATTGGTACCAATGACAACATCACCGCCGTTCTTTTCAATTTTAACAAACTGATCATCATCGCCCAAATAGATGTCGGTTGTTACAGAATTACCCGAGATTAAATGTACATGACTATGTTCGGAATTACTAATGCCATTATTTGTTACGGTAACATAATTACCCGTTGGCAATGCATTAGATTCAAAATTGTAATATAACGCCGGATCATTTTCCACCTGAATATCGTTGGAGCGAGTGCCCTCAACTCCCGTTATTGTAAAAGTGAATTCCGTGATATTGCTATTAGCGGGTATTGTCCAGGTAACTTCTTGAGAATCTGCTTGTTGAAGCCCCGTGAAAACCACACTGCCCGTGAGTGCTCGACCCAAGGATTGTTGAGTTACACCTGTTCCCGTAATTTCATAATTTACGGTTCCAAAATAAGCCCAACTTAACAGATTAACTGAAATTGTAATTGGGTTACCGTATTCAATATAACCACTGGAAGTTACGGTCCATGTCGACGAAGTTGGGCGAATCACTAAACTCTGCCCAGCAGCTGCCCCTGGTGGAGTTATGATTATTGTGGTAGCGGTATCGGTTATGTTAGCGCCTTCAGGAAATGTAAGTTCACCAGTCGCATTAAGTACAACTTCATAGCTGCCATTAATTAATCTATCTTCCGTTGCACGTGTGCCCTGGATACCTTGTGACCCGATAGTACCTTGCGTACCCTGAGAACCAGAACCTACGGCGCCTTGAGTACCTTGTGCGCCTGTGATACCTTGAGCTCCAGTAGTACCTTGTGTACCTTGCACGCCAATGTTATACAATTCTGTAAAATTGGCATTAACCTTTGTGAAGGCTGCACGAATTGTATCGCCCGTCTTATCGTTGGCGACTGTTCCTGTTAAAATAGTTTGCTTTGCCATATTATTGGGTATCGGCTGTTAGTGTTGTAGAGTCTGCGTAGATTCCTGTTGAATCTGTACGGTAAGAATTGATTGGAGGTGTTGGTGCTTCAGAGAAACCGATTTCACCGAATGGATTTTGTTCGCTAAAATCAACAATGTCACTTCCTTGTTTCTCAAAGTCGTAGTTCTGAGCGCCCTGAGCATTACCATTGAATGTAAGGTTCTCGCTTGCGGTGTCAAGATCATATACCTTAGTGATTTCCCATTCTGCGCCACTGGTAAGACCGATGATTTGTCCGAGATCAAATGCACCAAAATTACCGTTGCTCATCCGAAGCTCGCCAAGAGCAATACGGAGTTCACTATTCGGATCCTGTGGCACCTTTTGGTCAAAGCGGAGAACCTTAGCAAAGATTTCAACTGCTTCCGTAGATTGAGTTGCTGGAGAAACAATTTGTTTTACAGTCTCACCAATCTGGAAATTGGTTCCATTTGAGTTCTCGATAGTGAAGAAATACTCGGTCGCAAACTTTTCTTGGATTGCATCAATTTCCTTGATGCCCGTAGAGAAGTCCTCGTCGGAGTATTCAAACATCTCACATTGTAACTTGTAGACTGGAACCTTTGAAAGTTGATAGAATGGAGACTTGTGCTCAACAAATTTGATAATGAAGAATGAACGAGTGAGCGGGAAGAAAATAAGGTCGCCTTCATTCGGACGACCAGAAACAATCTCATTATTGTAGAGACCAACAAGTTTTTCCCATTGGCGCTTTGAAACTACAAAGGTTGCTTGGTCACGAATCTCAAGACCAAATTTTGTAAACAGTGTACCATCACCATCAAATCCGTCCACATTCTCAAGATACATTTCGATGACATATGCATCGGTAAACTTCGACTCAATATCCTCATTCAAAATCATATCACGTGATACCATATTACGAGGAATATAGTACATCTCGTGACCATAGATTTTGAGTGCTTCTGTAACTAAATCTTCATAAAGATTCTGTTCAGACTTTGCACCCTGAGAAAAATAAACATTTCTTGGCATAGATTAACCAATAAAGAAATCCACTGGCTTGGCGTATCTGAGTTCCATGTCGGCTTCAAGTTTTGCAATTTCTGCATTGGCATCTTCAAGAATCTTCATGCCGTTCATGGTGACGCCGCCAGGAAGCTGCATACCTTCAAACTTACTCATGTTCTGACCCCATTGACGTTTAATTAGAGCGGTTGCGTATTTCTTCAAAAAGATGTCGTTGTAGACCTTGGTGTATGCGCCGGAACCTTCTTTTTCAATTGTCTCATACGCCTCAACAATGATCCAATCTCCAACCGCAATCGTATACGCAAAATCAATGTCGATATACATACGATTCATGTGACGATTGAAACGAATCGGTGGTACGCCATTCAGAAGCATGTCCAGCATCTCAAGGAATTGGCGAGTCTCAACATAATTGACCAGTGCGCCTGCATATTGAAGGTCATAAACGTCATTCAAATGCATTTGGTAACGAGCCGACCACATACCAGATGAATTGGACGAGTTGTTTGTGAGTGGCCAAACACGAGTGACAAAGAGGCAGCTATCAGGAAGATCAACGTACTTCTGTGCGGCAATCTGTTCGGTGACACGGACCTTACGATACGTTTTGAGCGTAGCGTCCATGTGATATTCGTTCCAAAATTCAAACGCCTCGTCGATACGGTCATTCACTTGATCGTCATCAACATTAATCTCCAAAACTGGAGCACCCAGAGAACGGAGGCAATAGTCAATTAATTCTTGTCTAGATGATGGTGCAGGCATATCATCTATTTATATGTTTCTACCACTTACCTATCGGACACTTGAGAGCAGTGAATTTTGCTTTTGCCTCCATGAAACAGCCGCACTTTGTACATCTATTCTCTTTGTATAATTCACAGGCTGCACACGTGCTCAAACGTGCCTTTACGGTTTCTTCCGATGCCATAATGGAGACACCCTGTTCATTCTTTATTACTTTATGCAAATCACCAAGTAAATTGGAGACCTGTGTTTTAATCGGTGGTACCGTCGTCATACTGTATTACATCCCCTTCCTGAAGAGGGATCAATTCATTTTGTCGATTTCTTAACCAGAATACATCTCCAATAATAAGTTCCTCAATTACTCGGTATCCATGACAAATTGTAGTTTGATCATCACGGATTAAATGAAGGGTGCCCTTCGAGGTACCATTCTTACGAGACGCAATAAAGGCATCTCCCAGAGTCTTTCTTGTAATTGAGGTCAGAGTTTTCATGAGCAACCTGATGGGTTGGCGGTGTAAGAACCGTCATATGTATTTACCGTTCCTTCCCAAGCGCATGAAGTCGTAAAAGCATAGGTTCCTGCATAACCCGGATCATCGGTATCGCTTACATCGTATCCTGAACCACCGTAACATGTCGTCCATGATGCCGATGCATTACCGCCAGGACCGCGATAAACTTCATAGGTATAACAGTTATGTTTTGCCATGAAGTAGTTTGAAATGTCGGTTCCATTTACTCGGTAACCAACGTCACCGACCTTTGACGTGGAACCTATTGCTTGATACCGAGAATTTAGATCCGACCCACTTACATTATAGTTTGTACCACTGGCACCACTACCCGCCATAAAAATATCATCAAGGTCGGTACCATTCGCCTTATAGTTACTGCCCATGATATTATCCCTTCTTCTCTAGTTTTTCAAGGCGGATTAAAATATCTTTTACAGATTCAATGAGTATTGCGCTGATACGGCTATAATCAACCGAGTTTGGTCTACCAGAACCATCAAGTGCGACGACCTGAGGTAATACACGTGCCACTTCTTCGGCAATCACACCGATTTCATTCTTCTTAGAATTATCAACAAGGTCGTACTGAACGCCACGCATATTCTTTACAATGTTTGTGGCATTCAAAAGTGTTACAACATTCTTTTTGTAACGAATGGAAGAAGTTGAATTGTAACTACCCGCGGTAACGGAATTGAAATTTACGTCATTGTAGGTATTGAGATCCTGATTGGCTCCCGGACCAGCGGGACCCTGAGAACCTTGGGCGCCTTGAGCTCCGGTAGATCCATCGGATCCATTAGTTCCATTTGTACCGTTGGTTCCATTAGTTCCTGCGGTACCTTGTGCGCCTTGGGCTCCATTCGAACCGTTTGATCCAGCGGATCCCATTGCACCTTGAGCGCCTGTGGAACCTGTTGATCCCGTAGATCCCATAGAACCTTGAGCTCCTGTGGATCCGGTTGCACCAGTGGCTCCTGCTGTACCCTGAGCTCCTGTCGAACCTGTTGCACCAGTAGATCCGGTTGATCCCTGCGCGCCGGTAGCTCCAGTGGATCCTATGGATCCTTGTGCACCCTGAATACCAGTGCCTGCATTTCCTGCGGTACCTTGAGTTCCAACATATCCTTGGATGCCTTGGATACCTTGAATTCCTTGAGAACCGATCGAGCCTTGTGCTCCTTGAGAGCCAGTGCTTCCAGACGACCCTACCGAACCCTGAGCACCTTGAAGACCCATTGCAGCATATGCTCCAGATGTGCCTTGAATACCTGTGTATCCTTGGATACCTTGAATCCCTTGGACACCTTGTGTACCTTGAGCTCCTTGAGTTCCCTGCGATCCTTGAGTTCCCTGCGATCCTTGAATGCCCTGGCGCCCTTGGGTCCCTTGAGCTCCTTGAATCCCTTGAGCACCTTGGACGCCAGTAAGTCCTTGAATTCCTTGAATACCTTGAAGACCTTGCGCTCCCTGCGTTCCTAGAGCACCTTGGATACCAGTAAGCCCTTGGATACCTTGTACACCTTGAGCTCCAATACCATTCTGAATTAATTCCTGTTGGGCATGAGCAACTTCAATCAGAAGCGGTACAACTTTATCGTATTGGACCGTGAGATATGTTTCTCCACTCAATGAGGAAACATCACCATTCGTATCATAACTTGCATCAAATGGAGCAATCTCAACAACTTCTGGTAATA